CCCCTCCCCAACACGGTCGGAGATAGTCCCAGACAGTCCCTTTCTAACCCGACCAGTGACCGGATAACCCCATGGCTGCACCGCGTAAAACTAAGCGTCTGGGGGCTACTAAGCCTCGCTTGCAGAACGTTCCTCTCAAGGGAACTTCTAAGCTCGATGACGTAAAACAACTGGCTGAGATACTTGGAGAGCCTTTATTGCCGTGGCAGGAGTACGTTCTCAAGGACATGCTGACCGTGGACAAGAGCGGTAACTTCATACGCAAGCTCAACCTGTTGCTCATTTCAAGACAAAACGGAAAAACGTTTTTAGCCCGCATGCTTATCCTTGCCCACCTGCTAAAGTGGGACAGTAAGAACATCCTGATTATGTCCTCGAACCGCTCTATGGCTCTGGACACCTTCCGACAAGTAGCATCAGCATTGGAGAATAATGACCACCTCAAAGGATTCGTCAAACAGATTAGATACGCCAATGGAACTGAGTCAATTGAAATGCTGGATGGAACAAGGCTTGACGTTGTTGCAGCCACACGAGATGGATCTCGCGGAAGGACGGCTGACTTTCTCTACATCGACGAACTTAGAGAAGTTAGCGAAGAAGGATATAGAGCTGCTATCCCAACTACGCGAGCACGTGCCAACGCTCAGACGCTCCTTACAAGCAACGCTGGAGATGCTTTCTCAGTTGTCCTCAATCAACTTAGAGAACGAGCGTTAGAGAACCCTCCTAAGTCTTTTGGCTTTTATGAGTATTCAGCTCCCCAGTATTGCAAGATAACCGACCGAGCAGGGTGGGCTCAAGCGAACCCAAGCCTCGGCTACACGATCACGGAGGAAGCAATTGAAGAAGCTATTGCAACTAGCCCTATTGAGAACACCCGCACGGAGACCCTTTGCCAATGGATTGATTCTTTATCCAGCCCGTGGACTCATGATTCTTTGCAAAACTGCGCTGACTCTGAGCTGGTACTTGCAGCCGGTGCTTACACGGTGTTCGCCTTTGATGTCAGTCCGTCTCGTCGCAATGCGTCTTTGGTTATTGGGCAGATTCTCCCAGATGGTCGAATTGGAGTTGGAGTTGCTCAAACATGGGAAAGCCAAGTCTCGGTAGACGAGTTAAAGATTGCAGCTGATATTAAAGGCTGGGCAGACCAGTATCGCCCACGATCCATCGGGTTTGATTCCTATGCTACCCAGTCAATTGCAGACCGGCTGAAGAACGCAGGGCTAGTTCTGGAAGCAATTGTAGGAGCGCAGTTCTACCAAGCCTGTACGGATCTAAAAGATGCCCTGGATAACCGTAGACTCGTTCATAACAATTCTGAGGTCTGGGTTCAGAATATGAATAATTGCGCCGCCAAGACTAATGACTCTAGCTGGAGAATTATCAAACGTAAATCGGCTGGAGATATCTCTGCAGCTATTGGGACTGCCATGGTAGTCACGACACTATTGAAACCTCAACAGACTGCTATGATTTACTCCGAGTAGTGTATAATTAACCCTCATGGGTATCTTCTCGCGTAAGCCAGCAATCATCGAAGCGCAATATGCGCCACAGGTCATGGGCGAGAACCTACCCACCCTTTATAACGCAATCATTCCTCGCGTCTCACGTCATGACGCAATGACTGTTCCTAGCGTAGCTCGCGCCCGTAACCTTATCTGCGGAACTGTCGCCTCGATTCCTTTAGAGTATTACAACAAGCGAACAGGTGAAGCAATTGCTTCTCCTCGCTGGATTAACCAACTCTCAAAGTCCCAGCCTTCTTTCGTAACTATCACTTGGATAGTAGACTCTTTAATGTTCTACGGCGTTTCATACTTGCTAGTTACAGAGCGTTACGCAGAGGACGGTCGCCCTTCAGCGTTTGAGTGGATTGCTAACGTTCGCGTCACATTCACTACAGACCTTTATAACACAACTATTACCCAGTATTACATCGACGCTAACCCTGTAGACATGAACGACATCGTTACAATTCAAGGCTTCGATGAGGGAGTGCTAGACCGTGGTGGTCGCACTATCCAAGCTGCTATCGATGTAGATCGTGCAGCTGCAGTAAACTCTGCTAACCCTCAGCCAGCAGGTTTCTTAAAGAACTCCGGCGCAGACCTACCGGCTTCTGAAGTTCAGGGACTTATCGCTGCATGGAAGCGCGCCCGTCAGAACAACTCAACGGCTTACCTGACTTCGACTCTTGACTATTCTCCAGTCGCGTTCTCTCCAAAAGACATGATGTATAACGAGGCAGTGCAGAACCTCTCAACACAGATTGCCCGCGTATGCAATGTACCTGCTTATTACCTTTCAGCAGATCAGAATACGACAATGACTTACGCGAACGTACAGGACGAGCGCAAGCAGTTCTACGCGCTATCTCTTGAGCCATATGTAAATGCAATTTCCAGCAGGCTCTCAATGGACGACATATCCACCTCAGGGCACGAGGTGCGTTTCAGCGTCTTTGATACATTCCTAAAGAATGATCCACTGGTAGAGATTCAAGTCTTAGAAAAACTATTGAGCCTTGGTCTTATTACAACAGAGCAAGCAATGGAAATGACTGACCTAACACCTAACGGAAGCGAGGGACTCTAATGGAGCACCTAATTATCGAAGCATCGTCAATCGAGTGCAGCGAAGAACGCCGCGAAATCTCTGGACTTATCGTCCCAATGGGAACAGGCGAAGTCGGTCACACTAACCTCGGTGGCGTAGTGTTCGAGGCAGGCTCAATCGACGTTACTGATATCTCAAAGATTAAGTTGCTCTCTCAGCACGACATGAAGAAGCCAGTCGGTCGCATGATTGCTGCAGAGGTAAAGCCAGAAGGCATCTACGCAACTTTCAAGCTCTCACGTTCAACAGGTGGCAACGATGCACTCATTCAGGCGCAGGAAGGACTTGTCTCAGGTCTTTCAGTGGGCGCAGAAGTTATCGCATCAAAGCCAAGCCGTAACGGTCACATCGTCGTTAGCGCGGCAAAACTAAAAGAAGTTTCTCTAGTAACAGAGCCAGCATTTAAGTCTGCTCAGGTGCTAGAGATCGCAGCAGAGGAAGTCATCCCTGCTGAAACAACCCAACCAGAAAGCGAGCCAGTCGTGGAAGAAACCACTACACCGGTAGAAGCTCCAGCAGTTGAAGCAGCAGCAGTCGAAGCGGCTCGCCCAACAGTTGCGGCATCACACTACGTAAAAGAGCGCCGTGCGCCTCTAACATCAGCACAGTACCTAGAAGCATCAATCAAGTCAGCAATGGGTGACGACACAGCTCGCCGCACAGTTCTTGCAGCTGACGACGATACATCAACTAACACAGGTCTTACACTTCCTCAGCACCTCAACGAGTTCGTAACTACAACTTTCACAGGTCGCCCAGCGTTCGAAGCAGTAACACGTAACGCACTTCCAAACTCAGGAATGTCTTTCACAATTCCTAAGCTCGGTACTGCTCCAACAGTTGCAGACACTAACGAAGGTGCTGCTCCTTCAGAGACAGGCATGACTTCAACATACGACACAATCACAGTGAACAAGTTCGCTGGCTTGAACCGTATCTCTTGGGAACTCATTGACCGCTCATCTCCTGCGTTCATGGATCTCCTCATGACTGAACTTCGCAAGGCTTATGAGGCTTCAACAGACGCAGCACTTATCGCGGCGTTTACGGCTTCAGGAACACAGGCAACAGGCGTTGCTGCAACCGCAGCAGGACTTCAGAGCTTCATCTCTGTAGAAGCTGCTAAGGCTTACAAGGCAACAGGTGGCGATTACGCTAACAAGCTTGTCGCTTCAACAGACCAGTGGGCAGCAATCACAGGATACGCAGACACAACAGGTCGCGCACTCTACTCAGCACAAGGTCCTACATACAACGCTTCAGGCGCAGTAGTACCAACTGCAAACATGGGATCAGTATTGGGCACAAGCTTAATCGTTGACCACAACATCGCAACATCAGGAATCATTGACGAGTCAGCATTCCTCGTTGCACCAGGTTCAGTTCAGGTCTGGGAGTCTCCAACAACTCAGCTCCGCTTGAACGTTCTCACATCAGGCGAACTCGAAATCGCTCTCTACGGATACCTCGCAATCGGTGTTCTCAAGGGTGGCGCTGGCGTTCGTCGCTTCAACCTCGCTTAATCTAGCGAACCATTAGAACGGCTGGGGGGTCGTGCCCTTCGACTCCCCAGCTCTTATGAAAGGATAAAGAATGTCTCTATGCACTGTAACCGAGCTACGTACAGCTCTCGGTGTGGGCACTCTTTATGCAGATGCGACACTTCAGGAAGTGTGCGACGCTGCGGATAATGTCCTACTCCCTTTCATATGGGCTAACGTTAACTTTGCAGTGGGTCACTCCAATACTGCAGACACAGGGACTAGCTACTTCGATGAGCCTACTAAAGACATTTACTATGTCGGGCAGACTGTAGTTATTTCTGGCATGGGTTCTAAGCACAATGGATCTAAGACCCTCACAGGAGTCGGCGAGTATTCAATTACTTATGCCATTACAGGAAACAACAACACCCCTGCGCCTTACCACCCAGTTAATCCATTCGGCAAGGTCGCAGGCGATACTTACCTAGACCCTTCAACAGTGCCAGCAATTCAGGAAGCTGCTCTCATGATCTCAATCGATATCTGGCAGAGCCGCCAAGCGCCTTCTAGCGGTGGCGTATCTATCGACGGTTACACTCCTAGCCCATACCGCATGGGTAATACTCTTATGGCTCGCGTTCGCGGTCTACTTGCCCCATACCTAGACCCTCGCTCAATGGTGGGCTAATGACTGCGATAACTACACTCCGCGCATCTATTGCGACTTCCCTAGTAGATAACACGCTCTACTCTGTATTCTCTTTTCCACCTGCTACTCCTATTGCTAACTCTGTAATTGTGACTCCTGCCGATCCATACATTGAGCCAAGCAATAACCAAGAGTCAAGCATTAGCCCAATGGCTAACTTTAAGATTTCAGTCCTAGTACCTTTATTGGACAACGAGGGCAACCTCAACGGTATTGAGCAAATGGTGGTCGCAGTCTTTGACAAGCTTGCAGCATCATCTATCAAGTACCGCATCGGCTCAGTCAGCGCGCCAAGCGTTCTGTCTATTGCCTCTGGCGATTTACTTACTTGCGACATCGCAGTAAGTACCCTAACGGAATGGAGCTAATCTATGGACGATTGGACAAAGGAGCAGGCAGCCTTCCTTGCGAAGATTGGTCAGCTTCCACCAGCAGCAGCACCAGCACCAAAACCAACTACAAAGAAAGATGAGGAATAAGCCGTGGCAGTATTTCTGAACAATGGCGTATCTGTAACGGTCAACTCTGTCGACCTTTCAGATCATGTAACTGCAGTAACAATCAACCGCACATTCGATGAACTAGAAGTAACCGCTATGGGTGATTCAGGTCATAAGTTCGTTAAGGGACTTGAGGCTTCATCTGTAACTCTTGACTTCCTCAACGACACTGCAACAGGTGAAGTTCTCCAGACTCTCCAAGCAGCATGGGGCACAAACGTTACCGTAGTAATCAAGCAGACAAGCGCAGCAGTCTCAGCTACTAACCCTAGCTACACAATGACCTGCCTAGTCAACAACACTACAGACATTAACGGCTCAGTAGCAGACCTCTCAACACAGTCTGTAACATGGAACGTATCAGGTACAATCGCAGTAGCAACTGCATAAACCTAACAAGTAGAAAAGGGCGAATCTAACGATGGCTAAACTAAAGGTAACAAGGGCAGACAATTCAGTAAGTGAGTTCGAGATAACCCCACTTATTGAGTATTCTTTCGAGCAGTTTGCCAAGAAGGGTTTCCATAAGGCGCTAATAGAAGATCAGAAGCAATCTGACGTCTATTGGTTGTGCTGGGAGGCTATCCGTCGCTCAGGTGAAACAGTTCCTCCGTTTGGGGAAAAGTTCCTTGAGACAATTAAAGGGGTCGAGGTCTTAGAGTCTGACCCTTTAGGCTAGACCGGAACTCCGTAACAATGACCGCCGCGAGGCTCTCATACGAGTACGGAGTTCCGTTCGAGTCTATCGTGAACCTATCGCCTATGGCGTTTAAGGCTCACATCCAAGTATTGAATGACTTAGCGAAGGAGCGGGAAAATGCCAGCAGAGGTAACCGGCGCTCTCGAACTTCGTAAAGCGTTAAAGAAGCTAGCGCCTGAAATGGCAAAGGAAAGCCAGAAAGAAATCTCTGGACTTCTCCGTTCCATTACTAATAAGGCTAAAGGCTATGTGCCAAGTGAAGCTCCGCTCTCCGGATGGGCTAACAAGGTAGGCGTGTGGGAAAACCGTGCTTATGACGCTTCAGACATCAAGCGCGGTATCACCTTCTCCGCTGCGCCTTCTAAGCCTAACAAGCGAGGCTTTAGATCACTGGCAACTATCTACAACAAGAGCGCTGCCGGTGCTATCTATGAGACTGCAGGACGTAAGAACCCTAACGGTCAGCCTTCGCAGGCTTCAACTCGTGGCAAGTTCTCAAGTTATGTAGATACATCAAGCCAAGTCAATAAGTCTGCTAACCCTAAAGCCGGTAAGCAATTTATCGATGCAATGCCTCCGCTATACAAAGTCCAGCGCAAGCAAGGACAGAGCGGACGCGTTAGCCGAAAGATGAACGGTCGCCTTATCTTTAGAGCGTGGGGCGAAGATAACGGCAAAGTGAACGCAAAAGTATTAAAGGCTATCGAGCAATCGGTAGATAAAGTTTTGGTTATTACTAAAGGTAAGTCTATGATTAAGGTAAGGGGTCGCTAATGGCGAACACAGATTTAGCCGTAAGAATTGCCACTATCCTCGATTCGACTGGACTCAAGAAAGCCGATAAGGGAATAGCAGGACTGCAGAAGCAGGCTAAGTCCCTTGGTAAGAGCCTAGGTCTTGCCCTATCAACTGCAGCAGTGGTTGCATACGGTCGCGCTTCAGTTAAAGCCTTTGCAGAAGATGAAGCAGCAGCAGCTCGCCTTTCTACTGCTATCGATAACCTAGGGCTTTCCTTCTCAAAGGTTCAAGCAGCTGACTTCATCGCTAACCTAGAAAAGACCGCGGGCATCGCAGACGACACTCTGCGCCCAGCGTTTCAGGCTTTGCTTACTACTACTGGATCACTTACTAAATCCCAAGAGCTTCTTAACAATGCAATCCAGATTTCAAGAGCGAGCGGAGTCGAGTTAGGTACAGTCGCTCAGGACTTGGCTAAGGGTTATGTGGGAGTAACTAAGGGACTTCAGAAATACAACACAGGACTTACCAAGGCAGAACTGCAGAGCAAGTCGTTCTCAGAAGTTCTCGGCGTATTACTCACCCGCTCTTCCGGTGCAGCCGATGCCTACCTAGAAACAACATCTTACAATC